TTCTTTCTACTCTCTATGCTTTTAGGTGTAAGTAATTCACAGTTCTCTGCACTAAAGACTCTATAACCCTCTTCATTGATATAACAAATATAGATAGGTAACTCAGTTGCATAATGATAAAAGTCAACTTGCATAAGATGATAAGGTTCAATAGTTTCTGGTAGCTTAGTTGTTGACCAACTTCTTGTTCCATCTTTTTTAACTCTACCTCTTCTTGGAAACTTACATTTATCTTCAATTATCATTTCACCTTTTAAGTCTGCATAACCATGCACAGGTATATTGATACTTTCAAATATTTTATAAGTTTCTATTTCAGGCTTACATTTATCATAACCAGGTATGCTCATGTGTGCAGCATGACCATTAGTTATCATTCTTTCAACAATATTAGAAAAGTGATTATAAGCATCAATCTCTTTTGTATCAGGTATTAAGCTATTTATTTTTTCTCTAATAGGTGTGAACATTGTTTTCTTTTAAAAAAGTTTCATAATCTCTTCCTAAATATTCAACCATTTTTCTAGTTCTAAATTCTTTAGGATAATTAGTAGCTTTCTCATACTTTTGAATTTGTTGGAAAGTTACGTTTATAGACTGACCTACATCCGTTTGAGTTTTATACGCAGCTCTTCTAGCATTACGAAGTGCAATACCTAGTTTTTTATAAAACTCTTTTTCTTGTTCTTCAAAATTAATGTCTGACATTGTTTCCTTTCATTTAAGACAGAGAACCCTTTAACCCTTGTTGCAACTTTTAACTGTAGAATTAGTTTATGTGCTAATTCTTATTTGTTTTTGTTTCAACTCCATGATCTTCTCAGCTATTTGAGGTAGTCTAGCTTTGTTTTTTAAGTATAAAGTTTTATATTTATACATACTACTTACTAACCTCTCCTGCTTCGACTCCAGATCCTTGAGTTTCTTTGGTTCTATTGTCATTTGTTTCCTCACCGATCAGTTTAATATTAGACCTAACAAACCGCTTATCGGTGATTGTTACTTCTGCGGAATCGCTAGGCTTTTTTGAGGTATGAGCTTTTTCTGTAGCTTCCTCTACAGTAGCACCCTCAAAAGTTTCTCTGAAGTTGACCATCAGTTCAGCAAGTGTATCTTTTTGTACTTTAGTCATTCAATTCTATGTTCCTTCTATAACCTTTAATTTTCTTAAGGTCATTTCTGTTAGCCAATTTATCTATCAAGACAGTTATTGAGTTCTTAGATTTGTAGTCCAAACCCTCTGCCATTTCTTGAAAAGTTGGCATATATTTGTTTTTTTTATAGTATTTTTTAATAAAATTCAATAGACGCAGCATAACCGGTGTCATAGGTATTCTATTTTTTTGTATCATTTATTGCTAATCCTCTATTACATTCAGCATAACCACTAATATCATCATAAGTATCTTTCTTATATTTTTTGTTAGTTATACTTCTCCAATTCTTTTCATCAATATTTAATATACCCCAAATATTCTTAGGTGCTTTTACAACAAATCCATTATAAGCTGATAGATAACCCTCAATAATTTTTTGCATTACATAGCTTGTTTTTGTAAATGAACCATATTCTTCTTCTTTTTGTTTCAATAATCTTTCTAAATGTTTTGGTATCTTATGTATGTTTTCTAAATTATCAGCCATTTTAATCCTTGCAGTAGTAGTATAAAACTGTGTTTCCTTTGTAATATGCTTTGCTCTTAGCTGTATCAAACTTTGCTATTTCTTGAAAAGCATCATGACAAAGCATTTTTGGAGCAGTAGCTGAAACAGAAGCCTCAACTACTGAACCATTTAATAAGTGCATTATAACGACAAGAACATCCATTAGAAGTTCATCTTGTTGGCTTGGCTACCTTTTTCTTTAGGTTCGTTAGAATAACCACTAATGTTTGGTACTTTTGCATCTGCATTTAACCAACCTATTAATGCTTTCTTACCGCCAATCTCAACATCGTTAATATCTCCTGTAAATTTATTATCATCACCCTTAAACAAAACTCCTACTTGCTTAAAAATTTTTATAAATTTAGTGTTACCATCTTTTGATGAACCCTTAGAACCTAATACAGTTCCTTTAACACCACTATTTAATTTAATATTACCTGAGAAATCTATTTTTACAGCTCTCTCATTTGTTGGGTCGTATTCAAAAAGAACAAAGTCCTTTTCTTTACCACTTTGATTTGCCATGTTGTCCTCCGTTTGTTTGTATGGTCTTTTGTCTGTCGTTAAATGACTTTTCTATAGTGTCATTTTCCGTTTTCCAATCTGAATAAAGTTTATTCAACTTTGTTTCTGTTGTTTGTACTTTTATTTTATCCAGTATAGAAACTTTTTTGTCATTCATACCTTGACTTAGTAAGGCTACAGTTAATTCATCTGCACTAGCATATTCAGATCCTGCTAATCCGAAGGCAGCTAAACATCTTCCTAAGCTACTTGTAAAAGCATTTTCTATTGCACTTGTTTTATTTATAAATGATGCATTACGAAATTCCTCACTATGACCAACTGCATAAGGTTGATCGCCAATATATAATGTTGTCTTAGCTATTACTCTATCACTATCATGATGTAATAACTGTTCATCTATTTTAGATTCAGGAAAATACTCTTTTAAATGTTTAAATCTTTCAGCCACAGTAGAATATTTTTTACCTTTTATGTTTACTGTAGGTATTTTTTTTATTTCTGATAAACATTTTTTATATCTATCTTTGAATGAACCTTTGTTAGATTCTTTTTCTTCAGTTGATTTTTGCTTTGTCATTTGACCCTTTCTGTTTTATTTGCTCCTCCAACTCTGTAACTTTATTTTTTAATTTTTTGTTTTCAAATTGAAGATTGTTAATTAGTAAATTCATTTTACCATTAGCAATTTTATGTGAATTATTTATTCTTTCAGCTTCTTGCACATCTCTTTTAAGATGTTGGTTTTCTCTTTGTAAATTTTCCAATGTCTTTTGCATTGGGTTATAACCTTCATCAGCCATTTTTCTTCCCTTCCATTACTTCTTTTATTGTTAATTTATGAACAACCATATCTTGCAAAGCTCTTCCAATCATAGCTCCAAATATCATTTTCATATTCGGTGGTAGCTTCTTTCTTTCATCTTCAGACAAGACGCAATAGTTATAAAACCATTGATCCGTAGGTTTTGTCAGTTGTGAGGGAGAAAGATGATCTGCCGAAAAGCAACCACCATCCTTTCTATGTTTCCATTCCTTACCTATTTTTATCAGCATTGATTCGGTTATATAGAACAAATATTGTAAAAGCAATATACATCTTGATTAAAGTTATTAAATAATCTACAAGCGAATATGCTTAGATTACTTGATTTATTTAGCGGAATTGGCGGTTTTTCGCTAGGTATGGAAGCTACAAAACGAATCAAAACTATAGGATTTGTAGAAAAAGATAAATTTTGCCAAAAAGTATTGCAGAAAAATTTTAAAAATATACCAATAGAGGAGGATATAAGAAATGTTAAAGGATCAAACTATGCAGCCGACATTGTTTCAGGAGGATTCCCATGCCAACCATTCTCAGTTGCAGGAAAACGAAGAGGAAAAGACGATGATCGTTACCTCTGGGATGAAACTATTAGAGTTGTTACCGAAACAAAACCAAAATGGTTTGTTGGCGAAAATGTTGAGGGGATTATTAACATCAACAACGGCTTGGTACTCAGACAGGTGCAAACTGATTTGGAAAAAGAAGGTTTCCAAGTCCAATGTCTTGTTATACCAGCTTCAGGCATCGGTGCATGGCATCAAAGGAAAAGGGTTTGGATCATTGCCAACTCCAAGAGCAAGGGATCATTTTCCAGCGGTAGATCCAAAACAAGTTACAATGAACAGCAAAGGTTGGACATCGACAAGAAAAGGAACAGGAGTAAAATATGGAGCTACTCTTCCAGATGTGGTGAACAAACTTTATCCAACTCCAACAGTAGGTTGCGAAGAGGGAGGGGAACAGAGCAAGAGAGTAGAGCAAATGAAAAGAGCAGGGTCATTAGCAAAAGATGTAATGACATCACAAAATTTAAAACCTGGTGGCAAACTCAATCCGAACTTTGTGGAGTTCCTTATGGGATATCCTATGAATTGGACAAAGATAGATCCAACAGAATAAAAGCACTTGGTAATAGTATTGTTCCACAAATAGCTTATGAAATAGGTAAGGCAATAGTAGATGCAGAAATTTCGCAAGATTAAATATAAACAAAAACAAATTAAAGTTTATTGGAAAACATTAAAAGATTGTTGGGGTTTGTATGAGGGTAGTAAATTACAACTCACCATAGACCCTAATCAATCAAAAATGAGTATGGCAAAAACTATTTATCATGAGCTTTGGCATATTATTTGTGATTTAAATGAAGTTGATATTAATAAGATAGGAGAGGAAAAGACAGCTTATTTAAGTCAAGAGTTTGCACCTATACTAAAAAAGAATAGGTCTTTGAGAAAGTGTTTAAATGAGTTATTTATATCCTGAAGTGGAAAAATGGAAAGAATGCAGCGAATGCGTAATGACAGCATTGATAGAACATAACGGCAAACCTTTATGTGCTGATTGCTATGCTAAAAAAATATGGCATACAAAACTTGATAATGTGCCTAATCAAATTGCAAAAAAAGAGTTGAATGAAGAAATAGAATATGCCGGTGGTAAGGCTTATTATGAAATGCTAAAGATGTTTAGAGAAAACAGAAAGGATAAGAAATGAATCAAGTCAATAAAGCATTAGCAAGAAGTCAAGCACAATCAAAAACAAAATTAAGATTAGCTGGTCATGATATAACAAAAACAAGAGAAAAAAATGATTTTTACCCAACACCTCCTTCAGGAATTTTGCCATTACTTGAAAAAGAAAAGTTTGAGGGAAATATTTGGGAGTGTGCTTGTGGTGATGGTGCTATTTCTAAAATATTAATTGATAAAGGTTATAATGTTTACAGCTCTGATTTAGTTGATAGAGGTTATGGTGAAACAGGTATTGATTTTTTACAAACTAATAAAAAATTTGATAATATTATTACCAATCCTCCTTTTAAATTATCTTTACCTTTTGTTTATAAAGCCGTTGAATCTGTAAATAAGAAGGTAGCTTTTTTATGTAGAATAACATTTTTAGAGGGTATCGCTAGACAAAAAATGTTTCAAGAAACACCTATTAAACAAATATATATTTTTTCAAAAAGAATTACATTTACCAACCCAAATAGTGGAATTAAAACTCATGGTGGGGGTATGTTAGCTTTCGGATGGTTTATTTGGGAAAAAGGTTTTAAAGGTAAACCTACTATTGATTGGATATGAAGATAAAACTTGAACCTTTTGAAGTTGAACTAGCTGCTAACACAGCAACAAGAAGATTTATAGAAAACCTTAAAATGGGTAAATCTTTTTCTTATGGCTATAAAGGATCTGATGAAAAGACTTTGGCTCTTGGTATTATGGGTGCTTGTGCTGAGGTTGCTTTTGCCAAATCACAAAATAAATACTTTAATGGTTCTTATTCTGATCGTTACGCAAGATACACAGATTCAGATATGCAAAACAATATAGAAATAAGATCACAAAAGAGAAAAGATTATAATTTTTTATTGATTAGACCTAATGAGAA